TCAAACAATCAAACCGCGGCATTTGCGATCTTCGTCCTGTCAAGGATAGTGATTGAGTGCTCTTTACAGCGAAGAGTCTTCCATCCCTGCGATCCTAGATCCAGGTATACGGGCGTTCGATATTAGCTAACGCTGGCTTGTTTACTGTTGATACGTTGACTTGAAGTCAGAGTTTGTTTTTTATGTGTGAGCCATGGACACGAACAGAAATCTGTCCGTTATAATAATCTGTGGATTCTAATACTTTGCGATTGAATTGTTCTCTTGCTTCGATGTAACTACATTCTGCTTTTGATTTACAATAATAAAGTATTTCTCTGGTAAAGTTTTCGGTGCCTAATGAGATAATGTCTGCGGATAGTTCCGCGCTTGAGCCATAATAGTCTCTCCAGTCGCTGTCGACCTTTGAGCGGATTTTCTTTTTCTTTTTAGCGCCGTTCTTTAATTTCACTGTTTTGGTAGTGGTTTTAGCGAACTTGGCTAATTTTTTGCCTATGTACTTTCGTCCAGATAGATTATTTGTAATTAGATATACAAACCCTATACAATCCTCGGGCAATTCCTCGACTGAAGTGTCTTGAAAAAACCAAGTCATGTTAGATTTGTTGTGCCATGTGTACTATAATTTATCTAGTTTACCATGATGTTGCATATTCCTGGTTTACCATGTTTTTCTTGCATTTAGTCTGACATTCTTGCCATTTAAACGATTGAAATTCATTAACCCAGAAAGAGTCTGCCAATGCCTGTTCTATTGTTATATTATTTAAATTAAATTTTGATCCGAGATCTTGCCATTCTTGGTTATGTGAATACCTATTTGCAACCCAACAACAGGGAAATAATCTGCCTTGTGCATCTATGTACAGGCCTTTGTTACCAATTTCACACAACGGTACGATTGTGTCTTTTAATTTTGTGTGTTCGTAGAGTTTGATATTAATTGGGTGAACGGGTGTTTGCCTAACAGTAAAATCAGTTACTTGGCGTTCGAATCGGTGGGAACTACTAATATATTTTTTGCTGGGTTGAAGAGGATCATTTTCACCATAACTGGGGTAAATTGCTCCAAACTTTGTACTCAGTGTAATTTGAAATCGATCCACACCCAACAACTGTGCATATTCTTTCATCGAGTCTAGATGATCTTCGTTAAATCGAAAAGCAATCGCAGCCCAAATAATCTGACATTCGCTTTGTGCCCGTAGTGTTTGTATACCTTGTATTATACTATCGTAGTCGCTGTTTATCCTATACAAATTATTGCTACGGTTGTCAAAACCGTCCACACTAAAGTGTACACTATCTTTAACTGTTAATATGTTTCCTAACTCGGCCCACCATGATTCTTTTTTATAACTGCCGTTGGTAACAATAACAATCTCTATATTTTTAATTGATTTTAGGTACTGAACAACGGCCAACAAGTCGTGTGCATATATAGGATCGCCGTCATCACCGCAGAATGTAATCTTTTCAACATTTTGAATTACAAACTCCGGTGTGAAGTTTTTTTTGAAAAATTCTAAGTTTAACTCAGTGTTTATTAAAGTATCGGGAACTTCTTGTCGTGCGCACCTGGAACAGCGTAGAGTGCATTTGCTGCTAATTTCAATATGCCAGTGCCATGTTGCCAACATTATTATACTACTTCAACATCTGTATTATAATTGGTAAAGCCGTTTTCTTTAACCACAGTAAGAATGTTGTTTACTCTGGCAGCCAACTCATCTTTATGGGAGACCAGCCAAACACTCTTCTGTCCTTCCCGACTCATTTTCTTAAGAATGGCCAGCGCATTTTCTACACCACTACTGTCCATGCCACTGTCCACCAGCTCGTCAATGAACAGCAAATTGATTTGACTGTATAGACTTTCCCATACATCACGAAAGCTCCAGCTTAGACTTAGAATCAATCTATTGCGTTCACCGCGGCTTAAATTATCAAAGTCCAATTCACGACCCAATTCTTCAATACTAACTGATAGATCGTTATTGAATTTAACAGTATGCGGCAATCCGATAGTATCCAAGTAATAGCCCAGTCGAGCATTTAAGTAGCTCAAATTTTGATCAATGATTTTTTTACGAATAAAACTATCTTTGTTGGTCAATAGCTTGAGTAAAAATTCTTGATGCTCTTTGATGCGAGTCAGCTGATTCATCGAATCGTATGTAATTTCTTGAAGAGCCTGCTCCTGCATTTCTTTGATTTGTTCAGCATAGGGGTCTTCTTCAGCTTGCTTGCCACTTAGTTGAGTCAGTACTGAAGCCATGCTGCTGCGATGTTCAAATGCATCGCTTTCTTTGTCATAAAATGTCACGGGCTTGACACCCAGCGCACCAATTTGTGTGCCAGCAACTAACAATTGATCCACAGCACGGCAGTGTGCATTGAATGTTTCGTTAGTAGTGATCAACAAAGTACGTTTATTATTCAGCACAGATTCGTGTGTTTCATCGTGAAACGCTTGGCCGCAACTGTGACAAGTATGATTTTCTAAACTTTCGATTTCTGTTTCCAACTTACGGATCACCAGTATTTCTCGATCTCGATCTGATTCAGCCCGTTTTAGTGCAGTGCGGTTGTCAGTGATATCTTTACTGCGCCGAGTATACTCTGCCAACTGTGTATGAGCATCTAGTTCAGCTTCAATGTTTAACTGAGCCAGTTCGTCGTAAGCAGATTGTAATCCAGAAATATCTTCATCTTTTTTCTTTAACCAAAGTGTCTGCCTGCGCAACAGTGCGTCAATTTGATCTTGAATTCTTTTGTTGGCGTCACCTACTGCTTTGATACGAAATTCTTCTTGCTGAATAGCATCTTTTGTAGCTTTGTTTTGTTCTTTTAGAGAGTCTGCTTTTTCACTCAGCATGGTAATGCCCAGCAATTGTTCAATGATGGTTCGTTGCTCGTTGGCCTTGAGACTCAAAAACGGCTCAGTATAGGTATTCAGAGCAACTATATGCCTAAACATATCGTGGCTCATGCGTAGCAGTCGTTCAATCTCTTGTTGAGTTTCTCTACTGTCGCCTTGACTGTTGTCGTCTTTGCTTTCTAACTCTTGCTCGTCAATGTAGAATTTGAGCACATTGGGCTTGCGACCCCGTTCGATTCTGTAAACTCGCCCGTCACATTCAAAATCAATAGTGACCAACATGTGTTTGACATTGGTCTTGTTGATCAAGTTATCTTTCTTGATGTTAGTCAACGCCTGACCAAACAACGCATAACTGAGTGCATTAATAATGGTAGTCTTGCCCGTGCCGTTACGGGCACCACTGTCGTCGCCTCCGAGGTCTAAATTTTCGCCTAGTACAAGAGTCAAATCCCGGCGATCGAAGTCGATACCCTGAGTGGCATTGCCCACACTCATAAAATTTTTAACTGACAGAGATTTTATTTTAAACATGAATGTGATCGTATATTAAATTTGCAACATGGACATGCCCGTCCTCAAGGAGGTGACCGCCTGATCCACACGGGTAATCAGAACATAAATCAGTAATAGCAAACTCTCCCCATTGATAAAATTTGTTATTGTTGATAATACTTGTATAATACTGTATTTCCCGAAATTCTTCAAATATTTGTTCATCGTTCATTAATGAAAAATTAATAAACTTTTTGACAGAGTCAATAAAATGATCTTTGCCCGTTAGCCAAAATTTTAATCTATTGGGCGTAGTATTAATCATCAAATAATTTTTATTTTTTAATACAGCTTGTAATTGTATAATCTGTTGAAGCCATAACTTGAATGCATATAGCTCGTTGTACCATTCAGTGTACAGTATTTTACCCCAGTCTCTATATGAACTTTTATCTTTGTAATCACTGAGTGTTAGAGCAGGGATGAAGTTTATTTCGAAATTATTATCGCTTTTATAAAATGTAAATCTAGAGTAAGTGGTCCATGCAATTATGTATAAATCAAATTCTTTTTCTAAATTTTTTATTGTCCGATACACAGTTCTTTGATTAGTGCCACCGGAAACAGCATCATTTACTATCTGCCCATTTAGTTTTTTAGAAAGTAACACAGGCCAAGCCGAATCGTTGGGAGATTTTAATTCATCTCCATATGTAAACGAGCATCCGTTTGTGTAAATTCTCATAAGTTTCTGTAAATGTCCAACAATAACTTATTGTCATAGTGCTCGCTGGCAATAGCAGTAAGTTGATTGGTCACAATTTGATCCACTGATTCAAAAGTCACATTGCCCTGTATTGCGTATTCATTGAGGTCTGAGTTCTTTTGTGGAATAAGAGTAATCTCGCGAAGTCTATGT